TTGGGCATAAATATTACTTATACAATAAAAGAGAATAAGTAAGTATGAAAACTCAAGAAGAAAGATTTTTAGTTCAAGAACATAGTTCAAAACAATCTAAAGAGGTGAGAGAAAGAAAGAAAGAATACATGAGAAAGTGGCGTGAAGCCAATAAAGAAAAAAATGCCAAATATCAAAAAGAATATTCCGTAAAATACCGAAAAGAAAATAAAGAAAAGATAGAAGCCAATCGCACACGGTGGCGAAAGGATAATGCAGAACACGATAAGAATAGAGTTTGGAATACTAGAATTATGAAAGAATATGGCATAGACACATTCCAATATGGTCTAATGCTTGAGAACCAGAACTATGAATGTAAGCTTTGTGGAAAACATGCTGATGATAATCACAACAAGAGATTGTACATCGACCATGACCACGAAACCGGGAAAGTAAGAGGGCTGTTGTGTCTACAATGTAACACAGCGCTTGGTTTATTGAAAGACAATCCAAAAGTTTTAAAGAAAGCATTGAAATATCTAACAAGGAAAATATTATGACTAAAGCAATAACAAACTTTAATAAAGATGTGAAGACCTTTATGAAAGCCGCAGGACAAACTACAACAACGGTCAATCAACCACAGTCTGACCTATATTATAATCTTATAAAAGAAGAGATTGCTGAATTACACACAAGTATGGCCATTGGTGACAAACCAGAAATTATTGATGCTTGTTTTGATTCTATATGGGTTATTCTTGGTTACATGAATTCATTAGGATTGGATGTTGACGGTATCTGGAAAGAAGGTGCTGCAAATAATTTAATTAAGATTGATAAAAATACAGGCTTGGTTACAAAAAGAGAAGATGGTAAAATTCTAAAACCAACAACTTGGACACCACCAAACTTTCAACAATTTGTAAAAGAAGGTTGGGAATTTGAAACTAAAGAACCATCATATCCAGTAGAAGATGAAAGTGGATATTCTATGGGAAGTGGACCAAAAGCACCAGTAGAAAAACCTGCAGAGGAAAAGCCAGTTCAAACTGGTTCATTATCTGGCGGAATTGGCGATTACTTTTAATAATTGCCTCATTTTACACATCATTTATAGTATAATAAGCACTTAATTAGCGGAGAAATACATCATGGCAGATATAAAAATAATGACATTTAAAACGAATCAAACAATCATAGCACAGATTGAAGAGAAAGGTGATAAATATCAAATCAAAAAACCAGTACAACTGTACTCAGAAATGCAAAAAGACGGTTCTTCTAGTGTGGGATTTGCTCCATTCTTGGAGTTCTCAGCTGAATTTGCAACCGGAATAGATATTCCTGCAGAGTCAGTTCTATGTTTAACAACGCCTGTTAAAGAAGTTCTAAATCAATACAACACTGTATTTGGTTCAGGCATTCAACAAGCATCAGTTACGGACCTTGCCTCTATTCGTGATAAAAAGTAGTATAATAGGTACATGTCAAAATATTATACTGATGTAAGAGTCGTAGGAAACAATATATATTATCGAGGTGTTAAAAACGGTGTAAGACATCGTGAAAAAATAACATACTCTCCAACATTATTTGTTCCTTCAAATAAACAAACTGAATGGAAAACATTTCATGGTGAGTCACTCGACCCTATGAGGTTCAATTCAATTCGTGAAGCTAAAGACTTTCTTAAAAAATATAAAGATGTTGATAACTTCAAAGTCTATGGTAATGATAGATTCGAATATCCATTTATCGCAGAAAACAATCCAGAAGAAGTAATTGCATGGGACTATAAAGACTTATGCATTGCCAATATCGATATCGAAGTTGGTTCTGAGAATGGATTTCCTGAACCAAGAGCCGCAGCAGAACCTATCACTGCAATCACTGTAAAATTCTCAAACAAAGATAAGTACTATGTGTTTGGTATTGGTGATTACAAAAAACATAGAGAAGATGTTGAATGGTTTCAATGTGAAGATGAATATCATTTAATTAAAATGTTCATGCAAGTCTGGACAAATAATTATCCTGATGCAATCACTGGTTGGAATGTTTATGGTTTTGATATACCTTACATCATTAATAGATTTGCTAAAATAGCAGGCGAAGACACAATGAAGAAACTATCTCCTTGGGGATATGTTTCAATTCGAGATGAAACATTTTATGGTCGTGCAATACAAATTGGTAATATATCAGGTGTTGCAACATTAGACTATATGAGATTGTTCAGAAGATTCTCAACAAGTCGTTCACAAGATAATTATAGATTAGATACGATTGCTCAATCAGAAGGCGTTGGTAAAAAGATAGCATATTCTGAATATGATGGCCTGTTTGATTTATATAAAAAGAATCATCAACTATTCATTGAGTATAATATTCGTGATGTAGAACTTGTAGAAAAGTTGAATAAGAAAGGCAGATTGTTAGAAATGGCAATTACTATTGCTTATGATTCAAAAGTAAACTTCGATGAGATATTCACACAAGTTCGTATGTGGGACACAATCGTACATAATTATCTATATCAAAAGAAGATTGCAATTCCACCTAAAAGTTTCTCAAGTAAAAATGCAGCTTATGAAGGCGCTTATGTAAAAAGTCCTCAAATAGGAATGTTTAATTGGGTAGCATCTTTTGATTTGAATTCTCTATATCCACATTTGATGATGCAATATAATATATCACCAGATACAATTGTTGAACCTAACAAATATACAAAAGATATGAGAGATGTTCTTAATGCTGGAATAAACATTGATAAGTTAATTGCTAAAGAAGTTGACTTAACTAAAGTAAAAGAAGTTGCATTTACTCCAAACGGACAATTCTTCAAGAAAACAAAACAAGGTTTCTTACCAGAGATTCTTGAGAAGATGTATAATGATAGAACTGTATACAAAAAGAAAATGCTTGATGCTAAACAAAAGTATGAAGATGCAACTACGCCAGAAGAAAAAAGTAATTATGCGGCTCTTGTATCTCGATTTGCAAACTTGCAACTAACTAAAAAAGAATGTCTGAACTCTGCTTATGGTGCTCTAGGTAATCAATACTTTAGATTCTTTGATGTAAGACAAGCAGAAGGTATTACAATGGCAGGTCAATTGTCTATTCGATGGATTGAAAAGAAACTAAATCAATATCTAAATAAAATATTACAGACACAAGGAGTTGATTATGTTCTAGCATCAGATACAGATTCAGTGTATCTTAATCTTGAATTGTTCATCACTAAAGTATTTGGTGAAAAAGAATTTGCTAAACAAAAAGCAATCGAAGTCATGGATAAATTCTGTGAAGATAAACTACAACCTTTTATTGACCAAAGTTATGGCGAACTCGCAACTTATCTTAATGCATATTCACAAAAGATGGTTATGAAAAGAGAAGTGTTGGCTGACAAAGCAATCTGGACTGCCAAGAAAAGATATATTCTTAATGTCTATAATTCAGAAGGCGTTCAATACACTGAACCTCAAATGAAGATTCAAGGTCTAGAAGCAATTAAATCATCTACACCTGGCGCTTGTCGTGAGAAGATTAAATCTGCATTGAAACTTCTAGTACTTGGCGAACAAGAACAAGTTCAAGATTATATAGCTGCGTTCAAAGATGAATTCAAAAAACTACCTGTAGAAGATATTGCATTTCCAAGGTCAATGAATGGTCTTAAACAATATAGTTGTAATAAATCTATATGGAGTAAAGGCACACCTATTCATGTTCGTGGTGCATTAGTATATAATCATCAACTTGATAAACTAGGTCTCAAGAAAAGACATCAAAGAATTCAAGAAGGCGAAAAGATTAAATTTATATATCTTAAACAACCAAACAACTTTCATACTGATGTAATATCGTTTACTAATAGTTGTCCAAGAGAATTTAACATTGAAGAGTATATAGATTATGAACTACAATTTCAGAAATCATTTGTAGACCCACTCAGAATTATTCTAGACTCAATTGGTTGGGAAGTAGAGAAATCAAACTCACTTGAATCGTTCTTTGGTTGATAATATAAATAAGCAACTATGAATATATTAAGACCAAAAGATAAGGTTCAAGAACCTCATTCTAAAGAACCAGAACTGTTAAGCAATATCAATACAGTACCCAATATACCACCAGATATACCAGAAGTATTTAAAAGTCCACCAGAGAAATTGCCAATGAAAGCTAATTACATAATACCATTTATTACAGCAATAATTCTATCATCAATAGCGGCTTATTATTCTATAATTGGTTTGGCACAAATCTTTCCTGGTGCTTTTTGGCCAATCGTTATTATGGGTGGTGCATTAGAGGTTGCTAAATTAGTAACTGCATCGTGGGTATATAATAACTGGAAAGAAACTGCTTTCCTTATGAAGACTTATTTCTTGGTAGCTA